GGTGAAGGGTGATAGCTATGCGTGAAACAAAGGTTGATAAGTCGCATGAAGAAAGGTTATTGATTGCGATGGCAAAACATTTAGGTTGCACTCACAAGCAGTCACCTAACTTAAAAAAGTACAGGCTAGATGGCTGGTTTCATAATGGGGCAGAGCCAGATAGTCGTGGTGATATGTTGGGATGGGCTGAGTGCAAATGGTATGGCGACAATAAGAAGGCATTTTGTGCGTTAAATGTTCCTAAATATATGGAGATGGTGAACCTTAGCCAGACCACCATGCTACCTTCTTATTTTATATTTCGTGAAAACAACAGATTCGGTTATATTGTCGTACACGATGGTCTTATGCATCGGGCTAAATTTAAGGTTAGTCAGGCAGGAGGAACTGCTAAAGGAAGAAAGCCTAATCCTGATGACATAGAACCATTAATCATGTTTGATAAATCAGAGATAATTTGGGGGAACTAATGTTATTAAATACCAAAGAAGATTGGCAACCAGAAGAAGCCGATGTGATCGCATGGCAGAGAACATATCCTGCTATCAATGTTTACCAAGAACTGGCCGCCATGGAATCGTGGTGCGATGCTAACCCAACCAAAAGAAAGACATCTAAAGGCATAAAACGATTTGTTAATTCGTGGTTGGCTAGGGCGCAAGATCGGGGCGGTTCGCCACAAGCTAAGTCAGCCACTAAGTCAGATTCTATCCGCGCTAAGACCATTGATATGCAACTTACAGATATATCTTGGCTAGATGGGGAAGATTACGAAAAAATGAAACAATATTATCTTGAGACTCGCGGCTTTTATTACGATGGGGGTTTAATCAATGGCTAGTAAATATCACCCAGTGTTAGTTCCGTTTAAGGGCAAACATCCTTATTTTAAAGATGGCAAGGCGTACAGCTATCGTGAGTACAGTAACTGGACTTTCCAAAATGATGAGCGCAATGGCATTGTGCCTTCTACCATGAAGGGTAGATTAAGAGGGCAACCATTCTGTGAGCCTAGACATTTATATCCAATTGCTGACTTTGCGGCTACCAGCGAGAAGATCAAAAAGCTGAGAGGCTACTGCAAGGAAGCTAGACTGCGCGTTTTAAACTCGCCCCGTCTGGAAGGCAAATCAGAAAAGATGTCAGATAAATGGTTGAGGGTAAAATTGTGAGTCAGGGCGATCACGTTAAGATTAACAGTAAGCGCGAGTCTGAAGATCGGCTTCCATTTGTTTTAAAAAGGATCGAAGCGTGGGATTATTCTGCGCCTTTGGTTATTAAATTAGAGCCATATAAAGACCCGCGATCACTAAGCCAGAATGCTTTGTTCCATGTCTGGTGCGCTGAGTTATCGAAGGCGTTTATCAAGAAAGTGCCTACCGCGACTAAAGAAAACATGAAGATGATGATGAAGCAACGGTTTTTAGGAACGTATGATATTCAGGTAGGCAAGACCCTGATAGAAGGGCAGGTAAAATCATCATCAAGCCTAAATAAAGGCGAAATGGTACACTTTATGGATAACGTGTATCATTGGGCTAGAGATAACGGGGTATTGCTTAAAGTGCCGCATGATTCGGAATACGCGAGGCTACAAAACCAGCAGGAGAGTTAAATGGACAAGATCGATCCTAGAGTGTTAAAGGAATTTGCAACAACAGATAGGCATCACGAGGTTCTGGATGTTGTTATTGAAACTGGATCAGCTAACAAGGCGGCTAGAAAGTTAGGATGTAATAGGCGCAGTGTTGACAGGTTATTAAAATCATTAGAGGCAAAGGCCGCATCTCAGGGCGTAGCCCCGCATAGGGATTTGGTTCACCAGACCGCAGAAGGTTTTGAAGCAAAGCGAATATCTACTGCCTATAAAGAAGATGGTTCACAAGCCCTACAATGGGTTATTCAGGAGAGAGCCAGGGGATTAAACAAAGATCAAATAGTCGAGGCCATCGAGGGCTTTGAGTGGAAGCCAGCACCTAAAATAAAGCCGCCTAAAGGCCATGATTCTGAATTACTAACGCTTTACACCCTGACGGATTTTCACTTAGGGATGTATAGCTGGGCGGCTGAAACTGGTGATGATTGGGATATGTCGATAGCGGAGCATGAGGCTCTATCCGCAATAACTAGGATGGCAGACGGGTCACCTAATAGCGAACTGGCTATTCTAAATCTACAGGGCGACTTCCTGCACTGGGATGGATTACTAGCTGTAACTCCCGCAAGCAAGCATGTTCTTGATGCCGATACGCGATATGGCAAGCTAATAGAAATGGCTTTATCTCTTACAATGCAGTGTATTGAAATACTTTTAACCAAGCATAAAAAGGTCAAGCTGTTGGTTTGCGAGGGTAACCATGATGAGTCTGGCTCTGCTTGGCTGAGAAAAGCGGCAAAGGTTATTTATAAAAATAATCCAAGGCTAGAAGTTGATGATACTGAGTTTCCTTATTACGCGCATTTGCATGGCGAGATAATGCTAGGCTTCCATCATGGACATAAAAAGAAGAATACCGCACTCCCTACTTTGTTTAGCGCAGAACCTAGATACAGGGCTATGTGGGGTCAGGCTAAATACTGCTACATCCATACAGGGCATTATCACCATAAGGAGCAGGATGCATCTGAGGGAGGCGGGGCTATTGTAGAGCGTCACCCAACTCTTGCTGGTGCTGATGCTTATGCCGCTAGGGGCGGTTATGTAAGTTGGAGGGCGGCTCATGCAATCACCTATCATAATCGCACTGGAGAGCATTCCCGCAAAACGGTAGTGCCAAGTTTAAGAGATGAGTAATGTTATCAACTTTCCGAAAAGTGGAATTAGTGCTGTTAGACAGTTTTGTGATTGCGGCAATGGCCTTGAGTATTGGGTTGGCGATGATGACAATGCTTACGGCATTTGCCCTTATTGCAATCTTGGGATGCCATGCGAAGTTAAAATGCTTGAGACGGAGGAAAATGAGTGAGTGCGCTAAACAAACAAGAAGGGGGCGATCATTACAAGTTAGCCATCCAGCCGATTCAATACATTACCGCAAACAAATTAGATTTTATTCGCGGAAATATCATTAAGTATGCGACTAGGGATAAAAATGGCGCAGAAGATATTAAAAAGATCATCCATTATTGTGAACTATTGTTAGAGTTGGAATATGGCGAAGAAGAAGAAATCTACGGTCGCGCAAGAAGTTGAGAAGGCGGCCAAGCTGTTACAAAGGTTGGTTAGGTTAAAGTCATCAGATGATAACGGGTATTGCACTTGCGTTACGTGCGGCAAGGTAGACCACTATAAGAATATGCAAGGCGGTCATTTCTACTCCCGTAGGCATATAGTATTCAAGCTATTTGAAGAAAACATTCACCCCCAATGCCCTGCTTGCAACCAGTGGGGCATGAAAACCACAAAAATCCAAGAAGCCTATCGGATATACATGGAAGATACGTATGGTGCTAGGCGCATCAGGGCAATGCAAAGGCTGGCTTGGAGGGCATCGCCTAAGTTTAACAGGGAAGAAGTAATCCAGTTTGCCAGGGACTTAAAAGAGCAGATCAAAGAGCAAGAATGGCGCATAGGTGAAATGTAGCGCAGTAAAGTGTCGTATTTTTGCACTTATATGTACGTATTTTCGCCATATATGCGAAAAAGTTATAAGAAGAGTCTGTTTATTCCAAAATGTTATATAAAAACCATGATTATTGTATACAGAAAAGTTTACTTTAGGCATTAGATCGTTTATTGTTACACCTCAATCAATTAATAAAGGTAATAATTATGTTAGGTTCAGGTAGCTTACCAAATACAAGCCGCAAGGCAGTGCGTCATGGTCATCAGGGTAACGTCAAGAAATATCAAGTTTGGAGCAGAGTAAAGTGCGCTGAAGAGCGCAAAGAAATGAAAGAGTTTGGCATCACCGATGCTGATGAATGGACTCTGGCTCACGAAGGCAAGCTAACGGCAAGCAAAGCCTCTGACCTTAGACTGAGACTGGAGCGTATCGGTCACGAAACCAAAACTATCAATCTTAACTTAAGCAAATAATTCAACCGCCCCCTACGGGGGGCAATCAATCAAGGGGAATAAAATGATCAATCATCCTTATAAAGTCGGTCAAGCAACCGCACAAATCGAGCGTAAGAAACGCGCAGAGAGCAGGCAGGCAATGGTAGCGGCAGTACTTTTGTTTCTTATATTTAGCATTGTTTCACATATGGAATACACCGACTGCGTTAAATACGGTGTATGCTAATTTCTCCCCTCTTGCCCCCTTCGGGGGGCTTTTTTAAGGATAATAATATGAAAGCTGATTTAAGAGATTTTGTAGGTTGGGTCACATCAAGAGATGATAGATGGGATGGTGACTTGATCGCACTGAGCGACAGTGAGAAAGATGCTTGCTGTTATACGTGGCTTAAAATGCATTCGACTTGGCTAGATGATATATTCCCGCACACCTGTTCGGATAACTTTGATGCGGTGCTAGATTTAACTTATCGGATCGGGCAATATCAAGCATTACCGTCTGGGTCGCTGGCTTACTATTTTAAGTCGAAAGAGACAGAATACCGCCATGAGTGCGATGATGACGGGTTCTGGTCTGAAGCATTAGATGACTTCAAAGCTATTTTAGACAATGATGACTTTGAGGAACTAATAAGGGGTAGAATATATCTCTACTTGGAAGAGACTCTTAGGGAAAAGGTTTGGGATGAATTCTGCCAATACCAAAGTATCGAGAGGGCATTTTCATGG